ATTCTGGAAACCGTTACCTCCAGGGAGAAGGACAACACATCACTTACAACTTTGCATTCGATGCAATGGTTACTCGTGAGACTGGTCGTGTTGAACTGATTCACCTGAAGGAGCTTGACCTGCCTCAATCTAACTTAGAATTTGGTCAGAACAAGAAGTCTACCCCTGTATTCATGGTGTTTGATGTTTCTCCAATGAGCGATGGTTCTATGGTGAACAACATTCGTGAAGTACGTATGAAGGGTGCTCCTTCTATGACTTGGGGATATATTGATGGTACTCGTCACCACTTAGGCTTTGCTAAGTCTCAGGGTATGAGTTCTGCTAATAAGTTCCCTGGATACGAAATCTGGATGAAAGATCGTTGTGATGTCTTTATCGAAGACCTGTCTCGTACAGTGTTGATCGAGGAGATTCCTCAGTTCTAATATCCTCGCTGCTATTCTTGCAGCATGGTATCCATGATACCAAAACCCTTAAAAGGAGAGTCCCTACATCCACAATCCCACCTCAGGGACTCTCCTTTATATACAGACTGAGGTTTACATTAAGTGTGTAAAGCCTTGCCTTCGATGGAGACAGTCTGCTAACAACTACATATGGAGTAGTTAATTGTAAACAAAACCAAAAACAATTAAATAATGGGACGTATAGGAAAAATCTCTACGATTAAAAAAGAGTATTTAAACTCTCAGTTTCAGACAATGCAAACAGGTCTGGCACAAAAAGGTATGACACGTGTTCCTGGTACAGGCGTATTCAAGTATCCTTACAAGGAACTTGATGGAAGGTACAGAACAGGACTTGACCCAGATGCTGCATACATTCGCAGAATATCTGATCCTACTGAAAGAGAGATTGAGATTGAAAGAGTTAAAGCTGCTAAAGAACGTATTGAATATGCTCTTGGTGGTATAGACCTAGGACCTCGTTCTTCTTTCTGGAACTATGGACTCTCTACATCAACAGAGGATACCCTACACGTTCAACCTGTTAAGTTAATTGATGGAGACAACTTCTTTGATATTGGTATTCCTATGCAAGAACTGGCTTTCTGCTGGTTGAGAGTTCACCCAACAATTGCTTCTAGCTATCAGGCTTGGGAGCGTGGTGAATATCCTGCTGAAACACAGTTTTATGTAGCTGATGATGAAATCGAGAACGCAGTATTGTTTAAGAAGAAACAACTTATCAATAAAGCAATTACAAAGTTTGAGGACATGACTCCTGAGAAAAGGAAGAAAGTTGCTCGCTTGCTCGGACTACCTGTAACAGATAATAGCAAGGAAGAACTTGTTTACAACCAAGTGGATAATGTTCTAAAGCAAACAGAGTTCAAGAATGGTAAATACCAAGGTTTGAATCCTGTAGAAGTTTTCAACAGGTTTGCTGACATGAAAGATAATCTACTCCATATCAAAGACCTGGTTAAACAGGCTATTCACCACTCCATCTATAGGGTAAAACCTAGTGGAAAAATTTACGAGGGTGAATTTGAAGTGGCTCCTGATGAGGAGGAATTAGTTAAATATCTGGCTGATGAGGACCATCAAGATGATCTTCTTACGCTGGAACAGAAGTTAAAAAGTAAAAAACTGGCTGCCGTATGATACCTGTAGATAGTTTATTATACAAGATTGACCAAAGACTAAATAAACTATCTACTAATGATCACCAGCAGATTCAGCTAGAAGATAAGATCTTAGCACTGAATGAGGCTCAGATCAAGTTGATCAAGCAGAAAATAGATGGTTTTGCAACAGTTAGTGGTCTAGGTCTTGATTCTTTTAAAAAGAGATATGAGGATTTACAAAGTTTGATTGAACCATACAATCATCAACCTTTGGACCTCACGATAAAGAATGCTGAACTAAATCAGTGGTACGCAGGATTGCATCAACTCACTCCCAAGTATATGTTCTACATTGATAGTTATATACTTGCAGATAAAGGAAGGTGTAAGAATAGAAAGATATGGATTAATAAAGAGTTGTCTAAGCATGGAGATTTATCTCTGTTAATAAACAACGATCATTATAAACCATCATTTGAATATCAAGAGACATTCAACTTTCTTTCATCCGATGAGATAAGTGTATTTACAGATGGTACATTCACACCAAGTAAGGTATACATCTCATACATGCGCTACCCAGTGTATATTGATAAATCTGGATATATCAAATTTGATGGTACGCCATCAGTTGACCAAGATTGTGAACTAGAGACCTATCTGGAAGATGAACTTCTAGACTTGACAGTTCAAAACCTTGCAATGTATACAGAAAATGCATCAGCTGTCCAAAGCTCACAGCTTAGGATAGCAACAAATGAATAATTTTTCACAATAAAAATAAAGCAAAATGGCTGATTTTTCATTAACAACGGTGTTTGTAGTACCTACTAGCCAGACAACGTTGCCCACAACTGGTTCCACCCAGGACCTCACAGCAGGTCAGTTTGGAATCTTCCTAAACGATTATAGCACAGCTACTGCTGTTACTATCGTTAATGCTCCTTATTTCTACATTGCTCAAGGTAGAACTAACACCTATCTGCAAGGTTCAAAGCGTTCTGACAAGATTTCTGGTTGCGTTTCTGGCAACTGTAAGTCTAATGTAACAGAATGGTACAAAGTAACAGGTTGCCCTACAGCTGCTACTCAGGTAACAGATGTTGAAGGATGGTCTGTAAAGTGTGGTGACATCGTTACCCTCACTTTGCGTGCTCATTCTAGCTATCTGGACACTCTGTACTTCAATGGTTTGACTCGCTCTGTAACAGTTCAAGCTCCTTGCTGCGACTGTGGTGGAGATCCTTGCACAGATGTTGATGTTCCTGCTTTGATCGATGCTTTCATTGCTAAGCTTGAATTGCAGGCTCCTGGTATCAATCCAGACAACATTTCTCTGAACAAGTTCTTCCAGTTCCAGAGGATTGGTAATGATGCTAGTGCAATTTTGCGTATCACTGGTAAGCCTCTTACTAAGTATGGCCAACCTTGTGATGTTGCAGCATTCCCTTATGAGTATGACAGAATGTGGTTCCGTACGTTTGTGTACAGTGGTCCAGCTACCACAGCTGACTTCATCGTAGCTGATAATTGCAACCTGGTTGCTACAGCTTACGTAAGACAACGTGCTACTTACCCAACTGGTACTTCTGATGAGATTGCACAATTGGAGAAGAACTACTACAGCTATCAAGCTGGTTATCTGAAGCATCTGTACAGGATGAACGGATACAACGAGAACTTTGAGAGCTGGGTATCTTCTGGCACAACCTATGATACTTATTACATTAAGTTTAATGAGTATGATAAGTCTGCTTACAGCTGGGGTGATTACATCAAGGAAGATGCTATGGTTATCATTGCTGCTGCTACAGGTAGTGCAGTTGGCACAGCTATCCAGACTGTTCTTGAAGCTGCTCTGGGTGAGGTAGTTGATGATTCTTACTGCGATACTACAACTACTACATCTACCACTGTATGGCCTACAACTTCAACCACTAGTACACTGATTCCTTAATAGTACTAGATCATATAACCTAAGCCAGAGGGTGAGAGGATCTTTCTCAAATCCTCTGGCTTAATTATTTAATATAAGATGGCAACAACTTTAGACTTTCTGGTAATACCAATGTACAACACACAGCTGTTGGGTATTGCTGATGCTTCTACATATGATGGTGTTCCAGTTTCTCCAACTATAGAGATAGATGTTCCATCTTTTGGGGCAGTATCTCTTCCATTCAATACTAACGATTTCAATATATTCAACTCTACTACTCTTGGGATAACTGCTGTAGGAGATCCATTGGTACCTCTTCCTGATGGAGTGTATACAATAAAATATTCTATATTCCCAGCATTTGAAAATTCAGTAGAAAAGACTATATTGCGTGTAGATCAGTTGCAGGAGAAATTTGACGATGCTTTCATGAGACTAGATATGATGGAGTGTGATATGGCTATTAAGACACAACAAAAGGTTGAGCTCAATAGCATCTACTTCTTCATACAGGGAGCAATAGCTGCTGCAAACAACTGTGCAATTGATACAGCAAATAAGCTCTATCAACAAGCAAACAAAATGTTAACCAACTTTATCAAGAACGGTTATTGTCACTGTTCTGGTAATAACTATGTAATCAATTTTTATTAATATGGCAAAGTGTTCAAAATGCGGTACTAATGTTGGATGTGGGTGTCAACTGAAAAACGGATTATGCGCTTATTGTTCATCTGCAAAACCAGCAACAACTACTACCTCTGAAACTCAAGTAAAACAACAAACAAATGTTGCAACCCCAACTGGCAAATTGTCCTAGCTGTAACACAATCCCACATCTTATCAAAGCAATTGATAAGAGGATGGCTGAGTTAGCTACCAATTTGTATAACAATACAGTGTTTGCTCTGAATCAACCTGTTAATGGGACAGTTATATCTGATCTCCTTAACTACAGGCGCATACTGTCCTATAAGTTCTGTAATCCCAATTATGCTATGCATTATACGGTTGAAATGATTGCTAGCAGAGTTAACGTATTAAAATTCAAGTAAATGGCTAATAATAACTGCTCAAACTGCTATAATGGCTGTCCTCAGATTGTCTCAGACCAATGTGTAAAATATACTGGTATAGATGTTCCTATTTTAGGAATCCAGAAAGGTGATTCTCTTTCATATGTAGAACAAGCCTTGGTTACATTCCTTACCTCCACCTTGGATGGTACAGGTATAAAGCCAATAATTAACCCAGACATCATATGTCCTTTGGTTAATGGATATCTAGTTCAATGTGAAGATCTGAATGTAAACAACCTGTTTGAGACATTGATCAAAGTGGTTTGTGACTTACAAGTTCAGATTGATGGTATTGATTCTGCTATCACAGTTATTCAGAATACTCTGAACACACTAAATGCAGACTATGATGTTGATTGCTTATCTGGAGTGACAAACTCCTCAGACACACATGCTGTGCTTCAGGCAGTTATAGATAAACTCTGCCAGTTTATTATAGATGTTGATCTGACGTATGTTAAGATTGCAGACATTGATACGTACATTCAAAACTATCTTAACTCAACCACTGGTGGTGATTATAGTGCTAAGATGATTCCATATGTAGCGTATGAATATTATGGTCCAATTGGTGTAACTCCTGGAGATCCTACTTCTGGATTTGATGTTTCAGGTGCAGGATATGGTAAATGGTATAGAGTCTATCTCTGTAATGGTGATCCAAATAATGGTTTTCCATCTTCTTTCAGAACTCCAGATAAGAGAGGAAGAGTTGCAATTGGTACATTAGATATGGGAGGTAGTAAACCATTGGATGCAGAAGTTGATCCAACTACTGCTGTAACAGGAATATTTAATCCAAATTACTTATTGAGTTCCACATTTGGTACAAATAGTATCAAACTTACAATTAGTGAAATTCCTCCTCATAGTCATACTACAACAGTAACACTTAATCCTCACAAACATGATATTTTAGGAATTACAGGAGGTGATAATAATGATAATAATAACATTGTTAGATTTGCTGGTGGAGATAAGAACCAAGGTGAAGTAGCTTTCTATTTTACAAATACAGAAGCTTGCCAGACAACCACTGTAACTACTGCAAGTGTAACTGTTGCAGACACTGGTGGTAATGGGTATCATGCTAATAATCAACCAGCTATAGGTGCCTACTACATTATGTACATTCCTCTACCCTAAAATCAACAATAAATGGCTTGCTTACCTGGAATGCCTTGTTTTGGGAACCATCCCAACAACCCAAGTCCAATCACTTGTGGTGTAGATCCCTGTTTTACATATAAAACAACAACAGATTTGGCTCATTATGTTGGGCCAAATTTGCCATGTATAGATGTCAACACTTGTGAAACTCTCACT